GACAACAAGCGATGTTGTAATTACAGTTACTAGTGGAATTCAAGGTGTTGGACACGATAGTCCAACTACTACCTTGGCTTCAATTACTCTTGATGCAGATGATGAGGAAGTTTCTCTATATTGGGGGGGCACCGAAGCTAATGGTCATTGGTATGTAGAATATGTACTTGGAAGTGTCTTAGCGTAGTAATTTCACCACACAAAAATACGGGGGCGGGTTTGTGTGGCACAAAAGACTAGGGCGGCGTCTCTCTTCCGTCGCCCTAGTTATCATTATAAGGAAATAAATAGTGGCCGAATCTGGACTCACATTAGGTTGGCCTGAATTGAAGCAGGCGGTTGGCCAGTACATAGGTCATGGCAGCACTATTGGTAATTGGTCTGTTGCTCAAGTAGCAACTATAGAAGAAATAGTACAGACAGGTTATAGGCGTGTTTTGTATCCACCCACGATGGAGGGCGTTCCATCAGCATATGAATGGAGTTTTTTGAGGCCAACTACAACTTTGACAATGGTAGTTGATACTTATCAATATGATTTGCCAGACGATTACGGAAGGATAGTAGGAAAATTTCATTATGCCGCAGATGAACATATACCACCAGTAGTGGTTGTGTCTGTTGCTGATTTACTTGATATGAGGTCAACGAGGGATTATAGTAGCTATCCGGAGTTTTGCGCTATAAGGTTTAAGTCCGCAACCGGCGCCGCTGGACAGCGGCAGGAAGTATTGTTTTATCCAACTCCAGATGACACATATGTACTTTCTTACTCATACGATTCATATCGAAATGCGTTAAGTGATACATATCCTTATCCGCTCGGTGGAATGCAAATGAGTGAGTTGTATAAGGAATCATGCCTTGCGGCAGCAGAATTAAGGAACGGAGATGAATTAGGAATTCATACACAAATGTTTAATAGATTACTTGTTGACGCAGTTGCTAGGGATAGTAAGCGCGGTGCGCAGAATTACGGATGTATGGGACAGCCACCTGAGTTTGGCGATGAAGAAATATTTGAAAGAGGGAGAATACTACATGAAGGTGCGTATTCAATAACTTATAAAGGCAGCCAAATATAAAGGATATATGATATGGTTAATGGTTCTTGGAGCGCAACGGCAACTAGTTCACAACTGGTTGCAGCAAATCCATATAGAGGAAATTTGATTGTGCAACTTCATGCTGGCGATNCAGTTGCAATAGGAATTGGTGAGACTGCTGTTTTTGCAGATGGCGTTAGATTAATATCTGTTGGTGATTATGTAGAAATCACTGGATATCAAGCAATGTTAGCTGTTTATGGAATTTGCGATACTGACAAGTCAGCAACCGGTGGATATCAGGAGTCATAATGCCAGTTTATGTCGGTATAAAGGGCAGGATGTTTCTTGCTAATGAATATACAAGATCAATACGGCGCAGAACTTGTATTGTTAGAAAAGAACTGGATTCTACGGCTCTAACTGTGTCTACGTATAGTCCTACTGATAATGCGACAGATGTAGTATTGAATGCAAATCTTGTGATTACATTTAGCAAAAATATGCAGAAAGGAACTGGAGATATCATCATAAAAAATGCGCTAGATAATTCAACAGTACAAACAATTGATGTAAATAGCGCATCAGTCACAATTGCAGATAATGTAGTAACGATTAATCCATCGGATTTTGCAGAATACACTGATTATTACATTCAAATAGCTAGTGGTGTGCTTGAAGATTCATATGGTAATTCGTGGGCAGGAATAAGCGACACAACAACTTGGAATTTTACCACTATATTGAACTTTTCTGNAACAGTTACGACATTTGGATCTTTTACTGGTACATATAAATGGTGGGGTGGAGTAACTGCTAGTAATGGTTGTGTATATGCAATTCCGTTGCAAAGAACAGCAGTTTTGAAAATTAATCCAGCAGATGATTCTACAAGCGAATTTGGGACATTAACTGGAACTTATAAATGGCATGGAGGAGTTGTTGTCGGAGATTATATTTATGGAATTCCGCGTGATTCAGCCACTTTCTTGAAGATCAATTCATCAAATGATACAGCTAGTGTATTTGGCAATGTTCCCGGTCTTTGTAAATTTAGTGGTGGAGTTCTTGCTGGAAACGGATATATTTATTGTGTTCCTTTGAATCTTACTAAAGTAGTAAAAGTAAATACTGTTGACGATGTCGTCAGCCAATCCGCTTATGATCCAGATCTAAACGGGGTAGATAACTGGTGGGGCGGTGTTCTTGCTGCGAATGGTTGTATTTATTGTATTCCGTGGAATTCAAATTATGTTCTAAAAATTGATCCAACAAATGATTCTACAACCTTACTTGGCGATGGTAGTTTAAGTGGTGCAAATCAATGGTCAGGTGGTGTACTTGCATTAAATGGTTGTATTTATGGGATTCCAGATCGTGCAACCACAATTTTGAAAATTGATCCATCGGATGATTCAATAAGTACATTTGGTAGTTTGTCAGAAAATTGGTATAAGTGGCACGAAGGTGTTTTGGCGCCTGATAGATGTATATATGGGATTCCGTGGTATTCTACATCAATTTTGAAAATTGATCCATCAGATGATTCAACAAGCACTTTTGGAACATTAACTGGAAATGATAAATGGGTTGGTGGCGCTTTAGCTTCTGGACACATTTATGGAATTCCAAGTCACATAGCAACAATTCTTAAGATTGCGTAATAACTGCTGGGTTAAAGTACCAGTAGAACTTTTTTTAACTTAAGGGGTAGTACAATGATAGATCGTATTGCTTCGCTTCTTCGTATGAGGAGGCCAGACATTGGTGTTGGTTATTTGTTTGATAGTGGTTCTACCGTTCCCGCTGACGCTACGCGGGAATACAGAACTGGTGCTATTTTCCAACATACTGATGGTGGTGCTGAGACTGCCCTTTATGTTAATGAGGGCACAGCTTCTTCAAGTGCATTTGTTCCACTCTTGACGGCTAGCGTAGAATTGGCAGACCTTGCTGATATTGGAACTCTTGCGTATACATCAGGTTGGATGTTAGTAGCTGATGGGGATAGCTACGAAGAAACGGATGATATTTATCTTCCAAAGACTGGAACGTTTCGATTGGGTGATTGGGTTGCTGGTGGCGAGACAACTGGTGGTGCTCCTCTTACAAATGATCGTGATACTTATGGTGATGGACAAATTGATATCCTTCAGGTCCATGGAGTCTCAACTACAAGTGTCGGTTCTGATCATTCAGCCAAGTGCGGTCGATTCCGTCATCTAGTTAATATGAGCGGGACGATTGAAACCGAGACTTATGGTCTTGTTGGGCAATTGGTTGTTAAAACTGCTACGATTGGTCATTCTCATGCAGGCTTGATGGGGATTTTAGAAGTTCTGACTGCTGCAACGGCTAATACTAGTTACAAATTTAGTGTAGCAGGTATCATTGCAAGATTAGAACTTGGAAGCGCAATTACAACTGCAACAACGCCGATTTGCGGTTTCGTTGCAGTAAGTAATAATTCGGCATTGGTATCTGGTGACTTGGTTGCATATGGCCTATGCTCTACTGGAGCAAATAATTGGAAGTATGCAATTGGAGTTGCAGATTGCGATAATTTTGCATTCTTCGATAGTGGAACGGATTACGAGGATGGATGTAAACTTGCAACCGTCACCCCAGGCGCAAATGGTGATGGTGTCATTAGAATTGTGGTTAATGATACAGCGTATTATATCCCGTTCTATGCAGCAGGTTCAATTTCTGGTGAATAGTAATAAGTTCTATATTACTAGGGGGCATTTCGCCCCCTAGTAATATTGTTTTTTTCTTTTTTTGAAGAGAGGTTATTATGAACCTTGGTACAATTTACACTGCTAGAGAAGTGTGGAGTCGTCTTGTTACAATGCGCATTAATCCACGAATGGCATATACACTTCTTAAATATCTCAAACTTTTTGTTGCAGAAGTTGAGATTATTGAAAAGCAAAGAATTGCACTTATTCATGAAATAACGAATACAGTTGAAGGACAGGAAGCGAAAATAGAGCCAAACACTCCAGAATTTGTTGATTATGTAAATAGATTTAATGCAGTGCTTTTAACTGATTCAGATTTGAAGAAATGTAATATTCCATTTGATGATTTACTCAAAGCACTTCATTCAGAAGAAGGAAATGATTTCACAGTGCAAGAATTAATGGCATTGGAATTATTTTTTGAGGAATCAGAGGTTAAATAATTAGGAAGACACAATGCCACATAAGCACAAAGACTTGCATGTGCTTTTTCCACTTGGCGGGCTAAATAGAAGCGGTGCCTATCGCCAACAGCCTCCGTATACCAGTGCAGATCTAAGCAATGTAAGACCAATAGAAGCTACAGAAGAAAGGGCACGTGGTGGAAGCAGGCCGGGGCTTGTATATTCACATCGTACAGATATAGGATCGAATGTNCGAATGCTGTTTCCTATGGTTGTAGCTTTAGAGGATAATTTTACTATTTGGTCTGACACATTTAGCGGATCTATACTTGGTGATTCATGGGTGCAAGCTGCATGGGCAAGTGATGTTCCATTAATTTTTCCAGAATTCTTGGCATATGTGGATACATCAATCGGAGAGGGCGAAGTCGTATCGGATCAATTGAATATAGATACGACCCAAGCATACACTGTAGAAATGTTTATTGCTCCATACGCCGGAGAGTTTCATGGAGAATATAGATTATATTTTCGATTGGATAATACAACTCCAGATATAGAAACTGCTGGCGTTAAAGTTGAACTTGTAACCACTGGCGCAACTGGTGCGTACACTGCCACGCTAAAGTCAGTCGTAGACACAGTGTCCACAACANTCGACACCGCTTCTGGCACGCTAGGGTCAGCGATGGCCGGATGGTTGACTGCAACGATAAGTGGGACAACTGTAACTGTGTATTGGAACGGCATAGAGATTCTGTCCGGAGCGGTTGGTACACATACTGGTGTTCGGACTGGATTCGGCCTTAAATGTATAGTTGATGGTGGAATCACACAGATACACGTTTTTAGAGTACAGTGTTACTCTACAAATACAGTTCTTGGAACTAGAACGTTATTGGTTGCATCAGCAAATGGAAACTTATATTATGAACAACCATACGGAGTAATGACTCAAGTATCGACTACATTAACATTAAATGATGATACACTTCTTACCGCTGCTCAACTTGGACAAGAGTTATATATTGCAGATCATGGAGATTTACGAGTTAAGGGAATTGACGGGACCGTAAGTGGTGCAACTCTTGATGCAGCAAGCGTTGCAGATTGGACAGCGAAAGGAATTGATCCACAAGACGATGTATGTGTAATATCAAGTGTTGGCGGTGCAACAGTAGCGGGGACGTATGAAATATTATCTATTGCTGTTGGTGCAGTTACATTAACATCATCTCCAGGTGATGGAACTTGTGCGTATAGAATAGAACGTGGACCTAAAATATACGATCCTGCTGCTGGAACATTAACGTTGCAGATTGCTACAGACGGTCAGGTTCCGACTGGAAATCCATTAACTTGTAGTTATCTTGATCGCCATGTTCTTGCTGGTGCCGATATAGCACCGCATGTTTGGTATATGAGTAGGAAGAGTGATCCGCTTGATTGGGATTATGCACAGACCGATTCTTTACGTGCTGTAGCTGGACCCGCAAGCGAAGCTGGAGTGCCGGGAGCTGCAATAACTGCACTCATTCCTCATAGTGATGATTATTTGATAATTGGATGTAGAAATTTGTTATATAGAATGCGTGGCGATCCAGCATATGGAGCTTCACTTGATGTATTAAGTCAGACTATTGGAATTATAGGAAAGAGAGCATGGTGTATTGGACCAGCGGGTGAATTGATATTCCTGTCGCTAGATGGATTATATATACTTCCTCCAGGTGGAGAAACATATCCAATATCTGTATCTCGCGAGATACTGCCGCGAGAATTTAAGAATATCAATCCAGATTTAGTTACGGCATTACTTGAGTTTGATACTGGATTTCGCGGAGTTCATATATTTCTTACACAAGAATCATCAAATACCAGAACACATTGGTGGTTTGATTGGGCAACTAAAACATTCTGGTCAGTTACATTGGATTCAGATCACGAACCACTTGCTACTTGCACATTACAAGCAACAGCAATAGAAGATTCTGCTGTAGTTTTGGGATGTAAGGATGGGTATCTTCGTAGATTTAGCGAATTATCATCTAACGATACGGGAACGTCATTTACATCATATGTAACGATGGGGCCAATGCCACTTAATAAAGATGGTTATATTGGAGTATTAATTTCGCTTGTTGGTATTATGGCTGGAGATAGTAACGATGTAACATGGAGTGTTCATCCGTCAGATACATTCGAGGGTGCAGTTACGGCATCATCTACAAGTAGTGGAACATGGGCTGATGGATTAAATTCTACTGTTAATCCATTTGGTCAAGGACAGGCTTGCATGTTGAAGATTACTGGAACTGCTCATAAGCGGTGGGCTATGGAACAGGCTATTTTAAGAGTAAGAGAATTCGGACCACGGAGGGTATCGTAATGGTTGTAAGAATACCGCATGGTAAAAGTCCTGTCGAAATAAGGCAAGCGTTTCAAAGACTCAAGAATGAGTTTTTTAATGAATCGTCTGATGTAGATCATAATGCAACTACTAATTATGTGGCTAATGAACATATTGACCATACTGCTGTATCAATAATCGCCGGAACTGGACTTACCGGCGGTGGAACAATTGCAGCAAACAGAACATTGGCGCTTTCTCACCTCGGCATTCAGTCGTTGACGGACCCGGATGCTGATAAGATTTTGTTTTGGGACGAGAGCGCAAACGCTTCTGCATGGCTTACTGTTGGTACTGGTCTTGTAATCACTGATACTACCATTACCGTAGTTGCCGGANGTNTTGANCANGGCGGACTCACTGGACTNGGGGACGATGACCATACTCATTATCTATTGGCAAACGGAACTCGCAATTTATCTGGAAACCTGTCTGTTGACGCTGGAATTACTATTGATGGGCGGGATATTGGAGTTGATGGTATTAAACTTGATGGGATTGAATCGGGAGCTGATGTAACAGATGCTATTAATGTTGCAGCCGCAGGTGCGGCAATGGCAGGTGGAGCATTCCATGATGGATTTAGTGATTTCGTAGCTGCGGAACATGTATCCCTACCGAATACAATAGCTAATGTGCTTTCGGATCATGATCTTTTAGCACATACTGCACTTGGATTATTTGATGCAAGTTCTGATGTAGATCATAATGCAACTACTAATTATGTGGCTAATGAACATATTGACCATACTGCTGTATCAATAAGCGCAGGAACGGGGTTAGCTGGTGGAGGAACGATCGCAGAAAACAGGACCATTGCATTATCTCATCTTGGTATACAATCATTAACTGATCCTGACGCAGATAGAATCCTCTTTTGGGATGATACGGCAAGTGCATGTAAGTGGCTTACTGTTGGTGTTGGTCTTGAAATCACTGATACTACCATTAATGCAATTGTAGCAGCGCCTACTGGTGTTGGTGAAATGTTACGAGCCACTGGCGTTGGTACTTGCGCATGGGGACTTCAAC